GAGTACATCAAGGCGGTGATGGCCGACGCGCCGCTTGCCTACCACAAGATGGACGAGTTCTCGGGCCTGCCGCAGGACTCCTCGGGCAACGGCTACCACATGACCACCCTGACCGGGGGAGGCCTCGGCTACCGCGTCGGGGGGGCGATGGGGGAGGGCGACTACTGCATGATCCTCGGCGGGGGCACCACGTTCTCCCGTCCCACGATCCCGCACGGGAACGACGAGATCACGCTGGAGATGTGGTATCACCCGCAGATCATCAACGTGGGTGGACGCCGGGTGCTCTACAACGGCAACACGGGCACGAACGGGTTCGGCTTCTACATCGGTGACGGTGGCCCGAACACGCTCATCCAGGGTCTGCTGGGCGGGGTCGCGTGGCTCCCTCCCGTGGCCGAGATAGGCGCGGGCACCTGGAACTGGATCGCCCTGCGGCGCAAGGCAGGGCAGTGGGCCTACTTCCTCAACGGCGGCGGGCCAGGGCCAGCGGGGGCTTACACCCCAGGAGTCCCGGACGGGAGCGGCAACTACGGGCTGGGCGACGACGAGATCCAGGCCGCTTACTCGCACCTGGCGCTCTACGGGACGGGCCTCTCCGACCAGCGACTCCTCGCGCACTGGGCCGCATATAACGCGCCCGACTGGAAGCCGAAGACCAGCATCGTCCTCTAGGGCTGGTACTACATGGCAGAGAGGAAGGAGAGCGCGTGACGTTCCTGGAGCTGACCAACCGTGTCAAGTACACCCTCGGGATGGAGGACACGGCGGCCAACGACGAGGTCGCGCTCGCGAAGGCGTACCTGAACGAGGGGATCGTGGACATCCTCTCGCGTACGCGCCCCTATACGCGGGTGATCCACCTCACCCTGACCGGCCAGGTCGCGATCCACGACATGGCGAACACGATCCTGGCGCTGCTCGACCTTCAGGTCGGGGACCGCTTCCTGGAGCGGATGTCGCGCGAGGACATCACCCGGGCGCAGGCGGCAGGCCAGCCCGGGTTCGCCTACGAGGAGCCGCTCCTCTGGGTCAGCCCCGTCCCGCGCGAGAACCAGAGCTTCCTCGCCTACGGGGTCTTCCGCCCCACCTCGCTGGTCGCTGACTCGGACGACCCGGCCTCCCCGACCCTGGGTGGCCTCGCGCCCGAGTTCCACCCGGCGATCGTCAACTACGCGCTCTGGAAGGGCGGCGAGTACCTCCAGCACGAGCAGTCGGGGGGCGGCGAGCGCTGGCGGGTGATGTACGAGGGCCAGGACGGGACGGGTGGCGACATCGCACGGATCAAGCGGATCCTCGCCAAGCGCGTCACCCCGCAGGGGACGCGGCGGCGCGACCTGACCCGCAACATCGGGGCGCTCTCCGACGCCCACGCCTACATCGGCGGCTAGCCGTGCAGCCGACCTCGGTCCTCGGTGACGTGCGCGGCTTCGCCCGCGACTTCGCCCTCGATGCGCTCCCGAAGGGCATGGTCTGGGATCTCGTGGACTACATCCCGCGCAGGCGCGGGGCACGGCTCGACGGGCGCGGTGCCTGGAAGTACCTCTCGCCCAGCTCGCTCTCCGGTCAGGTCTGGGGCGGCTACCACGCCTCCTACAAGGCGGGCAAGAGCCTGCTCGTCGCGGCAGGCCCGGACATCTACGAGGTGAACCCGACGACCGGCAACGCCGTCTCGTGGGGAGCGCTCTTCCCGTCGCTGCGCCAGAACGGGGTTATGCTCCGCGACCGGGTCTACTTCGCCTCCGGGGCGGGGAACGAGACGCCGAAGGTCGTCACCCGCAGCGGCGACACGTTCCCGGTCGCGAGCCTCGCTGGCACCAACGCCCCTCACGCCTCGCTGCTCGGGGTCTTCAAGGACCGCCTCCTCGCGGCGGGCAGCGTCTCCCAGCCGCAGCGGCTCTACTTCTCGGAGCTGGAGACGGAAGGTGGCCCTCCGGGCGCATGGGACGCGCTCGGCTACATCGACACCTCGCTCGGGATCAGCGCGATCTGGCCGATGGGGGCGCAGATCCTGATCTTCCACGACGGCTCGATCGAGAAGATCAAGGGGACGATCCCCCCGAGCACCGACATCGACACCGACATGTACCTCGACCCGTTCACCGATCAGGTCGGCTGCCAGGATCCAGCCTCGGTCGTCGGCTGGCAGGAGAACGTGATCTGGGCCGCCCCGCGCGGCGTCTACCTCTCGGACGGCTCCACGATCCGCTCGCTGACCGAGCAGGGTGGGATCGCTGACCTCTGGCGGACGCTCTACCTGAACAAGCGCCCCGGCACCTACGTCACGAGCGCGATCTTCCTCGACCTCCTCTTCGTCAGCGTCCTGATCGACTGGGACGGCTCGACCCCGAACGACCTGCGCCCCTTCACCCTCGTCTGCAACCTGGGCGAGCGCTCCTGGACACGCTTTGCGAACCACGGGATGACGGCCGCGATCCCCTCCTCGGCCGACGGCGAGGAAGTCTGGTGGGGCGTCGATGGGCACGGTCACGCGGCGGGCTACCAGAACCGGCTCGCGACGCTCTCCTCGATGCTCTTTGTCGATCGCGACCTGACCGCGATGCGGAGCGGGAACGAGGTCGCCGCGTACGCAGCCCCGGTCGATCAGGTGGACGGGAACGCGATGCCGGTGCTGCCGCAGGTCGAGACGGGCTGGCTGCGCCTCGGGCAGGAGGGCGTCAAGCGGGTGCGCCACGTCTACGTCTCGCACACGACCGAGAACGTGGCCGCCACCCCTGCGACGAACCACCTCCGCGTCTCCTGCCGCCTCGACCCCTACCCGTACGCGCCCTACGTGCCGGTCGGGGAGATCCCAGGCTCAGACGACTACGAGCGCTACCGGCTGCGGCTCGGGAAGCGCAGCTACGGGATCACGGTCAAGGTCGAGCAGATCACGCCCTCCTACGTCTCGCGCCTGCATGACATCGCAGTCGATCAGTGGGCGCAGGATCGCGGCAAGCTGTGAGTGAGATTGCCGGAGGTGGTGGAGGCCAGCAGCCCCAGGACGTAAAGCTCACCGAAGCGGAGATCAAGCTCGTCGCGAAGCTCTTCTCCGACCCGACCTACTTCCCGGTCGAGTTCCGCACCTGGCTGAAGAACTACATCGAGGGGTCGGGGATCCAGATCAACGCCTCCCAGATTCGGGGCGGCGCAGGCGGCGCGGTCAACCTGCCGCCGGGGATCCTGCTCCCCTACGCCGGGGGCAAGATCGCCTCCAACGTGCTCCCCTGCGACGGGCAGGCTGTCTCGCGCACCTTCTACGACGGCCTCTGGGACGCGATCGGCTCGACCTGGGGCGGGGGCGATGGCTCGACCACCTTCAACGTCCCCGACTCCCGCGACCGCTCGCTCTTCGGGGCCGGGGCGGTCGTCGGCCTCGGCGGCAACGACGGGCGGGCGCTCGGCTCTCGCGGCGGCCCGATGCACCATCACTACTTCGATGCCTGGAGCGACAATGGGGGCTACCACAGCCACAGTGGCTGGACAGACAACGGCGGCTACCACAGCCACTCCTACGACCAGGCCTACGGGGTGTCGCTGAAGATGGTCAACTCTGCCGACTCGCCCGCCAACACGGTCGGCATCCAGGGGGGTGGCACCAGTGGCGACGGCGAGCACAACCACGGGGTCAACATCTCGGGCGAGGGCGAGCACAGCCATCATGTGAACGCAGACACCTCGGGCGGCTACGACCAGGATCAGGTGTCCTATCTGGGCGTGAAATACGTCATCACCACCGGCAAGGGGGCATGATGTCTGGCACCCCCTTCAAGATTCGGAGCTGAGATGGCCGTCTCCCTCAAGAAGAAGCCCCCGCCGCGCTCTCCGTACGGCCCCACCCCGTACAAGTACTCCACCTACAAGCCCACCCCGATCCCGAAGCCGAAGCCCGTCCCTGCCTGGAGGGGACTCCAGACCCAGATGAAGAACGTCTTCGGCGGCGACCCCTACGCGGGCGAGCAGGCCGCGATCGGGTACGGCTGGTCGCAGGGGTTGGCGAAGGATCCCTATCTCGGGATCAACACCGGGGTCGGGAACCTCACCGGAGGCGGCGGGAAGGCCGACTACGCCGGGATGATCGGCGGCGACTGGGAGGTGCAGGACGCCGAGGCGGCGATGGGAGCACGGATGGCCTCGCTTCGCTCCGGCTTCCAGACGAACCTGCGGCAGGCGCTCGTTGACCTCGGGGTGAGCGACACCTCGAAGCTCGGTGGCCTCTCGCAGTACATCGACACCGACACGATCACGAAGGCGGCCGAGAACAAGTACTCCACGACCGCGCAGGTCGCCGCCGCCGAGAAGCGGGCGGGCCGCCAGCAGAAGGCATCGCTCGCCGCCCGAGGGATCCTCTCCTCGGGGCAGACGACGAAGTCGCTCGCGGACACCGCCGCCGATGCGGAGTCGAAGCGCTACACGGCGCTGCGCGAGTTCCTCTCGGCGGGGTCGAGCGGGCTGGGGCAGCTCGCGGAGGAGGAGTACGGCCTCGCGCGAGGGGTTGCAGCCGCGCGGGCAGCCGCAGCCGCGCGAGCCGCCGACACCTACGGCCTCTACAGCGGCGACCCTGGCAGCTACACCCAGTCCGAGGACTGGGGTGGGGCGAGTGGGCTGATCCAGATGCCCCGGGTGAACGTCCAGTCCCCGAGTCGCCCGGGCCTTGTCCCGAAGAAGCCGGTCGCGAAGCCCAAGCAGGAGCCTGCTTGGCAGCGGGCGCTGAGGCTGCGAAGCCAGGCGCT